GCAGTTAAGCCTTCCTTAGTATATGGAAATTCCTTACCATCTTTAGCTTTTGGCATTGACCTTACCTCCTAGTTTTACTTTTGATCCGAAAGTTACTGAGTAACCACTATTAGAGGAAGTAGCCTTTACAGCTACCTCCTTCTTTTTTGTTGTTGGCTTTTTAGCCATTAGTCACTATCCGAAGCACTTAGTGTTGTGATGTTGTTCACGTCCACTACCGATCCGTCGTTAGCACTTACAACAAACATTCCGTAAACTGGTGTGCCACCAGTCGCTGTGTTTGCAAAAATAACATCGCCAAGATTCATCTCTGAAGCCATGCTATTAAAGTAACCAGCACCATCTACTACTGTAGATGCGTCTGTTGTTGTATAATGCCAAATATGGAAACCATTACCTGAATAGGAAACTAAACTTAAGTCTGCTTGTACTAACGCCATGTCTACCTCCTAGTTCTTTAGTTCCATTTCAAATACACCTTCAGCATCGATTAAGACTGCGTTCTGTTGCATTTTGTTTAATACAAAGTAACTGTCCTTATCGTTGTGATATTGCATATTTGAGGTTATGTCAGTGCCAATTGCATGAGCAATCGCATCTCTGTGATAAGCAAAACACTCTTTGTGTGTTGTACCAGCAGCTCCTGAACCATTTAATCCAGTTAAACCACCATGGGCGAACCACATGAAGCCTAACCATCTCTTAGCAGTTACGCCAGTTGGGAAAGGTAAGTCTCCTTCTCCGACATAATTTGTTCTTGAGAATTGATCGATAGCCATTAACTGTGACCATTGCTCCCAACCAACAACACAGTATCTCTGACCATCATCAGGTACTTCGTTGTTACCAAACTTTTCCATAAGCTCTAATGCCCATGCTAAAGTTATACCATTGGAAGTTTCGTCATGTGCAGAACTGGTAGTTGTCATCTGAGCTAAGATTAGATCATCTGTCTTTCTACCAAGTGCATATGCACCTGACTGTTGAGCAACTTGCATTTCATCGTGGTTTATTCTTAACTGGTCTAGATCATCGACCCATTCCCCAGCAAAATAATCCTCAACTGTTACATTTACGTTTGAGTGTGCAAGATTCATGGGTGCTATGTTTCCATGCCTTGCTTTAGTAGTAGCAAAACCTTTACCGATCTTTTGGAATGTTGTCTTGTTCTTAACACCATTTCTAGTACGAACAGTATTCCTAAGCTTTGAACCCATTCTTTGATACGCAACGTGTACCCCAGATTCAAATTCTTCAATAAAGGAAGTGCTTATGGTTGATAAAGCCATTAAAGCCTCCATTAAAGGTTAAAATTATACTATTCTGGTTATTCGCTTCACTACTACGTTGAAGTTATTCCATAAATGGGCTTCTAAGTAATTCTACGAGCCTTCAAGCAATTTTAATCTTTCAGATATGAAAGACTTTGTTAATTCACATTACTATGCACGTTTCCTAGATAACTGATCTGCCATAGCTCTGACTTTAGCCACATGAACAGGATCACCACCATTCTTCCAATACTTAGGGTCTCTTTGAGCAGCCATTAAATCTTCTCTGCTTACAGATTCCTGAAACTCAGTAGATGTTGTCATGTTGAATTTTGGCTGACCATTTAGCTCCATGATAGATTCAAAGAACTTAACCATATTAGCTGAAGCTGGTATGTCGGCAAACGTACCATAATCATCTTCTGCTAAAACAGAATTAGCCCATGCATCAACTCTTTCAAGTCGTCTATCTGCGTGTTCTCCCAATGCCTCACTTTCCACGTTCCAATCAGGACCAGACGTTTGTTGCATTGTAATATACTCAGATACAAAGTCATTAAACTCATTATTGGATAATGCCATATCATGTGCCTTATCTCTAAACCAGTTCAGCATATGATCGTCGTCAGCAATCTCTAATTGATTGCCTTCTTCGTCTTTCATATCAACCTTATAATCCCCAGGACTTATTGGTACTTCTTTGGAAGCATCATCATTTAGTTCTTGAATAAGTTCTTCTTTAATCTCATCACGACGTGTATGAAACTTTCTCTCCAAGTTCTCATAAGATGTTTTAAGTTGCTCAGGAGTTTCAAACTTTTCTGGTAACCAGTCAGGTCTTTGTAACTGATCTTGTTCAACTTCGTTTTGTTCTCCTGTGTCGTGTGCAATGGTGCTTTGGACTTCCGTATCGGTGCTTTCATTGCTTTCTGTAGTTTCTTGTTCATTAGACATATTTTCTCCTTGTTAACAGTCCCACTTTCTTAATGCTTTATTAATACGGCTATTTGGATCATTAGCCGTTTTCTTACTTGTTAGTTTCTTCTTCATACCCATCATTCTCTTGCAAAAACTTCTTCTTCTTGCTGCTTTCTTAGGACTTTTCTTTGCAGCTTTTGCAGAAACTGGAGGTTTGATATTCTTCCCTTGACGACGTAAACTTGCTCTGCCCTTGGCATTGAGTCCACCACTTGGGCTTTTTCCTTCCTTTCTCTGCCATGCTGGTGATGCCATCTAAGCCTCCGTTTTTGCATAAGTTGGTTTCTTGCCACCACCACTAGGATTAGTAGATTTCTTTCTATTGGAAGCTTGTCTTTTTTGTTTTACACTCATTCTATTGGCTTTAGCTGATGGTACGCATTTAGGATAACCTCTGCCATCTCCCATCTTTCTGCCACAAGCTGGGTGCTTACCATCTTTCTTTGTGGATATATCAACCCACTTTTCATTAAACCACTTAGTTAAACTCATGCTGATCTATACTTGCCACCCATTTTCTTATACTGAGTAACCAACTGCCCACTAGCATATGCTGAAGGCCATTTCTTCACTCTAGCCTTAACTATGGCTTTTGCTCTTGCATATAAACTTGGATTTGTTGGTTTACTCGCCATTTTTTCTACCCATTTCTGTTCTATGTTTAATTAAAGCTACGATCCATCTTTGACCTTCATAGTGAGCAAGATGTTCAATTCCCAATCCCGAACTGTGAATGTTATTCGTTGTAATATTTTCCAGATACTGAATGAACAGTTTGCCAATCCCCGAACCAAAAAGAGCATAGGCTTTACTATTAAGATCAGTTTCAACTTCAGTAGTGTATGAACGACCATCAATCGAGGCATTTACTTTCTCCTTTGTCACTGTCCCATTCCTTGCTGTTGCATTAACTGCATAGCCATATCAATATTGCCTTGAACCTCTTGTCTGTTTGCAAGTAGTTCTTCTTTGACACCAAACTTAGATGCCAAATATTTGATTACTTTTTCCTGATTATATAATGCTGGTGTTATTTCTGGACCGAATGTACCGGCAACTGTTTGCTGAAATCTTACAAAGTCAGCTACGTCTTGCTGATCTTGAGCCCTCAGTAATGGAGATACTGGTACTATTCTTATTTCTCTACCATCAACCTTTGGTATATCAAGAATACCTTGCTCAGAATAGATAGCCACAACTCTTTCAACCAATGGGTGCAAGAACTCTTTTTGCATACGTCCTGCAACTGCTCCCATATCTCTTGCTACATCTGCAAGTCTTTCTGATACTTCAGTAGCTGATAGGGGTGTCTTTGCATTTGGTCTTGAATCAAGCTCATCAATAAATAAAGCTTTCCTGACATTTCTTCTCATATCTTCTAAGATCAATTGTCCAACATCAAATCGTGCTGGACTCTGTAAAGATTCTAATGAACTCCCAGGACTTCTAGGTATGAATGTCCCAGGTTGAATGGTTATGTTATCAGGATTAAATACGCCATCATCATCGTAAACATATGCACCACCTATTGCCATTTCAGCATTTTCAAGAATAAGCTGCACTGTAAGATTCAATGTCTTTATTGCAGGCATAGCTTGTAGTATTGGACCTCTGCCCCATACTTCCATTCCTGACTTTGACCAACGTGTCGTTAACCAAGGTAATGATCCACGACCAACCAGCTTCTGCTTAGATAAGATATGCTTGTCAGTTTCAGATATAAGATAATATGTGTATTCATCTTTGAACTGATCGTCACTGTCATACATGGTGGCTTCGATAATTCTAGTCTTACGTCTAGGGTCTCTTTTCTGAGTCATAGCCATTTCATTAGAATATTCTGCTTGAGGATATCTAAGCTTGATATCAGTTATGTCGCACTCATTATTCCATCTAAACCAATCAGTAACCTGATCCATTGCTCCAGATAACAAGGCAACATTAGATGGTGGTACGGCAGTAAAATGGAGATCACCAACAAAACGTCCAGACTCAACAAGCATATTCATCGTGCCTATGCCTAAGTCTTGCAATCCCTCATGAAACTCAGAATTAAAATTACTGTTACGTAATCCTTCATGGAGCAACTCTGTTATGTCATCAAGCTCTTTGAGGAGTTGAGTTGAGATCATATCAGAAGGGTACTCAGGACCTGGGGCTAGTTTGAAAGCACGACCATTTGGAGGAAAAAAGCCAAGCTGAAGTCTTGAAGCAAATCTAGGGAGACCAGTTACTGCCGTTTCGTCATATATGTTTTCTGTACGTCTTTGACCAGCAAACTCACCAAAGAAGCTTTCTCTATGTGGCAAAACGTAATCATAAATTTCTTCCCATATGTCAGACCAATTCTGCCATTTACCTTTGGCTTTCTTGTATCTGTTCATTACCTTTTCGTATTCTGCACGATCTCCAGTCTGAGCAGAAGGACTAGGACTTGCATCACCACCAGTATCGCTACGCATTGTCTTTGTCTCCCATCATTTTTCTTCTGTAACCACTAAAATCTTCTAATTCACTGCTTTGCAATGAACGACTACCTATTTTGTTTGATGCAGTCTTTCTGATACGTTCAGTACGTTGAAACTCTTGTCTGTCAGCTTCTTCTTTATTAATACGTTCTTGTTCAGCTTTTTTAGCTTGTAACTCTGGATCAGGTGCGACTTTAGGTGTTGATAATAGACTACCCATGTGAGGTCTCCAATAAATCTTTTGCGTCAAAAATGATTGAACCTTTTCGTTTAAGCAATTCACAATACAATTGATAAGGTGTCCATATCCAAAACTTACGGACATTACATAGATGTTTGATAAAGCTTACACAGTAAAATAGTCTTGGAATGTAGATAGGGTGGTCTTTTACGTCAATTTCAACGCAAGTATTACACATATGCATATTCAGAACTAATTCTGTGGCTTTTTCTCCCTTTAATGTCTGAAAATCAAAGCCATTAGTGGTTATCTCTACCTTTTTCCATATATCTAGCTCAGGATCGTAGTTAACTGCGTAAACATGAGTAAAGCCAACACGATATTTAGTAAAAAGTTTCCATAATCCTATATTCTTACTGTCACAGAAGCATATTATCCATTTCATACGGCTCTTTGCCTCCCAAAACGGCTATTACGTCTTTTTAATCGTGCAAATGGATTACTTACTCTCTCAACAGTAGTGGGGGAGGTAGGTGTTTGAGGTCCAAGCATGACTTTTCTGCCCTCACCACCTCCAAGAAAGGCATATTGCAGTGCATCATGACAATGTGAGAATCTATTCTTGTCAGGTTTTTCCTCATATCTTTCATTACCCATGTAATACATACGTTTATATTGATAGCCACCTTCAAATCCTGAGATCAAACTGGTGCAAGTAGGACTTACAGTTATTGACGGCAATCCATCTGACATTCTGTTTATCACAGATTCAACGGCTTCCACTCTAACTGATATGTCATTTGTTGGAGCTGGGTACGCAGAGATTCCAGCAGCTCTTAACATCATAAATGGAGTATGCTCTGAGACCTGTGCCATTTGGTTTCCAGCAGGATCACCAATAAATTTAAATGTAAGTTTATCCCATTGATGCTTTGATATCTCCCTTTTTAATATCTCAGCAAATCTAATAGCTCCCATGTCCTTACCAATTATCTCATGGAATACTATCCATCTCCCAGAGTGTAATTGCTGACAAAAGACTGCTGAGGGTGATCGTCCAAAGTCTATGCCAACAATTACATCACTTTGATCCGAAGGAGATAACGGATCCTTTGATACATGAGTATCTCGTCTGAATGTAGGATAAACTGGTTTGCCGTCCATCAATGCCTGATACTCATTCAATACATAGACCTTAACCCAAGATGGTGACTTGCCCAGGATTATCTTATCATAATATTCTGCTTGTAGATTATCTCTGTTCTCTGATTTAAGATTGGGTGTATATCCAGATAAATTACCATGATCGTCTTTCTTTTCATACATAGCTGATGGCTGAGAAAAGAAGTTCCAATCATCAGGCTTGACCATTAACAATCTTTCATCTGTTGTCATGTATTCTGGTACAGCAACTTCTCCAGCTACAATGCCCCACCAGTGATCTTCACTTGGAGCATTTGTGTCCATAATAACACCATACCAACTTGGACCACCTTCACGCATTGAAGGAAATCGACCAACACGCATAGTACACGCATCTATTATATTTTTATTTATCTCTCTAGCCTCATTGACCCAAACACCACTTAGCTCCAAAGATAATAGCTTTTTTACATCTTCGGTTTTATCCAAAGCCAAAAAGATAACTTCAAGTTCAACTGTGGTTTTATCTCCCAAGGCAAAACAAATATTATGTGTATATGGTGGAGACCAGACAAAACGACCTAAATCATCATCAAACCAATCTCTCCATGTCTTAATGGTTGTGGTTTTTAACTGAGGATTTGTATTACGGATTACTGCCCAACGGCTCTTTCTAACACCTTGGTCATTTGGCTTTTGAGATACAGACTTACGCATGATCTCCATGCAACAGGTAACAGACTTACCACTGCCAACTGGACCTCTGATACCACGAACAAATGATCCATCTTTCATAAATGACTTGGCTACTTGACCTGGGGGTTTGTAGTCTAG